TTGTCGGGTTGGTAGGTTGTTGTTTGGTTGGAGTTGGAGAGAGAATTCATAAGAAAATCAGATCTCCGGCTTTTAAGTACAGGCAGCCGGATAGCCAAGCCAGACAGTGAGAAATACTTTACTCATCTACGTTTTCGCGTAAATAAGTAAAGTACTCCCCTCCATCCAGATTGTTCGGGCAACCGACACCCTAAGGACGAAGATATTCCGACGGGTTCATTTGTCGAAAACCTAACCTGGTACTGCCAGGCGGCCACTCTGCTGAGGAACTATCACTCAGGCCCTACTTCGTGTATCTTTACATACATCCCTTCGCAATGCTGTCGGACGTAGGTTATGCTTGCTTAAGGCATAACTACCCCCCTGTACCGATCTGTGTGCAAGGAACGCAAATATTGAGCGGACCAATCCCACGCTGGAGACGGATCAGATCCAGGAAATTACAAACCACTAGGGTTAAACCATTCACCTGCTCAATATTTTACGAAGATCCTCCACAGAAAATTTGAATCCACTTTTCCGCTGTCGAAAAAGCTTCATCCACTGTTAAAACAATGTGATGATACACTCCTTGCAACTTGTGCATCTTAGCGTAGTAATAGAAATTACAATTCAAATTTCTCCAGTAGTAAACTACATTGGAACAACAAAAACAATAAATGGGTCACCACTCCATCTACGATTAATGCGTTCATTTGAATTGCAATAGCTCATGATGTGCTGAATGGTGGTACAAAACATAAATTTTTGAGTCGTTTGTGCAGGTCGTCAATAGAAATTCACAAATCATCGAAATGAAATGTGTATTCCCAAAGATAACATACACAAATCTGAGACTCATATTTTGTGATGTTTTTTATTGTTTGGTAAAATTTTGGGTTGATTTGAATACAACTATATACAATCACCATATAGAGGCCGTTTTTAGTTGGCTAGGAACGATAACCCTCTCTACTATAGACTGCTCCGCGACACATAATGTGCTCCGCGACAGTATAGTAGGACGCCTACTCATGAAGAGTGTGGGTTTACC